TTTTTTTTGGCGTACCCCGGTCTTGATAGGGGTTTGGGGTAATCCCCGCCCTATCCATCAATTAATCTGAGTGCTATTTGTTGCCGTTCCATTGCCTGATTTGCTGCATATTTGCATCAAAGATGGTAATCAGAACTCTCCCGCATGCCCGGCAGCGCTTTGTCTCGACTGTCAGAGGCAGGGGAGAATCCCATATCCCATAAACGCCAGCGCCTGCAGCCGTCTTAACCTGATGGTTGCTTTCGCTTACTGATCCACCGCACGAACAATCCATGTTGAATCCTTTGTTGTTAATACATGCCCCGAAGGAGGAAGGGAGTAATCGCTACCCAAAGTCCGGCCAAGAGGTGCCGATTCAAACGGCATCCCCCGGCCATCCTAGGTAGCTATATGCCCGTCAGTCGGTCGGTCGTTTAGCTACACGCCAGTCATTCACCTGCTGGTGCTCCGCTGTCTTTCCCCGTGGTGACGGGTTCGTTCTCAGTACAGCGTAGCGTCTCCGAAATTCCCACCGCTTGACGCGATGGCTGGATACGCCGAAGTCCTCTGATGACGCTTGAACAGCCTTCTGTGCGCCACTGCTACATCCAGCCAGAACGTTATGCCGACCCCAGTCCGGTACTACACCTTTCGGCTTCCTGCCAGACCAGTCACTTCTATTTTTGTCAGCGAATCCCGATAGACTCTGAATGCATGAGAACGCAAAAAAAGCCCGTTTTTGTTGAAAGGCTTGCAAGTCGGAAATTCGGTAGTAGCGGAATTCTGGGATGACGGCCACGGGGGATTAGTCCGTGTTTGGTTGCTACACCAAAATCTTGCAAGCCCCTCAACAAACCGGGCTTATTAACCGTCATTTCCCATTCATCCGCCCCCGGTTTCCGGCCAGTTGCGAAATCAGACTTCATTTTACCGCACCTCCTTGATTGATGCAATCTGATAATCGTGGAAGCCGTTCAATTCCGCTTCTTTGAGCGCTTCGGACTTGGCGGATTCCTTTGTCGGGGCCGTGACCCAGGTTCCAAAATTCATCCGCCCCTTGCGTTGTCCGCGTGGCTTCATCTCCGCGTACCACTCAAGCTGAGCGGTGAGCATTCCGGTCATGTTTATCATTTCTTGATTTCCTTCAGACTCGTGATTGCAAAATTGGAAAAGTTTCCGATGATCGCGGCAGATCGGGCAACAGAAACAGCTTCTTCGCGGTTGGCAGCGCGGATAATCATCCGCTGAATACCCGAAACTCCTTCATGCTGCTGCGCAGCAATCGGTTTCATAATTACCTCGTATCTCATACTTCATCCTCCGGCAAGCAATGCATGCAGCCAGCGTCATAGCAATTCATGCATGCTGAGTTATCGACAATGCGTTCGGCTTCTGCGCGCATTTCCTCTTCGCTCAGGCCGTCGTTATGGGCAAGGCAGGACAGCATATCAATCTGTCGATTAATCGCCGCCAAGCGCATTTCTGCGCGCTTCTCGTCACGGTTACGCATTACCGGCCCCGATAGACACAGGCGGCAGAACTGCCGGACACAATGTCCCGGTAATCCATCTCGCTGACGTAGCACCACGCCAGTGCAACCAGGATTGCGACGAAGATTGCATAATCTGCGCCGTCAGCCTTGCGACAGCCGTTCAGCTTGGCTTCGGCTTTGAACAGCTCTTTCTGCGCTTGCAGCTTGCTGTTCAGTAACTCGGGGATTTCGTCGGACAGCGGATAGGATTCCTTGAGAGCATATTCGCGCTCTTTGAGAGCCATCCATTTGATGTCAACAATGGTTTCGTGCCACATTCGGCGGATTGCGTTGATCATGATTGCTCCTGTTGTTGGCTGATTGTGGTTGATCCACTGAAGCCCGCTGTCACCGGGCTTGGGTTGATCTTTAGCAAATAGTCGAAAGGTAATCAGCAGCGTCGAATCCGCATCCACCGGAGAGATTGACATGCAGATTCAGGCGCATGGCGGCAGATGCGTAAGACGCTTCGCCTTCCTCGATGTCGATCATTGCGTTTTCTAGCGCGAATTCCGCTTGTTCCTCGTCGTACTGATTAGCCGCCATGACCGCGAGGACAAGGGCTTTATATTCCGGCTTGCGCACAATCTCCATTTCAATCTCCTGTTGTTTCGTTAGTTGATCCACTGAAGCCCTCTGTCACAGGGCTTGGGTTGATCTACGCCCAGTGAGGATTGGATGTCTTGATGACCGTGACGCCAATCTCCTTCATTCGCTCGACGTAGCGAGCCATGGCCTTCTTTGCGTCCGTTTGATAGGTGTTGATGCGGATCGGCATCAAGCCGATGTCTGAAAACTCGGCGTTGAAATAAAGCACTTTGAGCATCGAAATCTCCTTTTTAGTTGATCCACCAAAGCCCGCTGTCACCTGGCTTGTGTTGTCAAAGTTGTTCAGCGTAGCTATGCATCAACTCAACAGTAACGGTGATGCGGTACTTGTCTGTTAATACCTTCGGGTTATCCTCTACATCCAAGTTGCAATAGTGTTTTATTGCGTACTCAATACGATCTGCAACGTCATCGGAGCCAGATAAGCATCCATCGGCCATGTCGATTTCAAAAGTCTTCGTTTCCATGATTTTCTCCGTGCTGTTGATTAGTTGATGTACGAATTATGCGCTGCTTTTCGCAGCAACGCAAGCACTTTTTTAAGCTTGCTAAACAAAAAAAGCTGACGTACAATGCGACCAAGCCGGTTATGGTGGGCAGTCAAGTTTCCGGCAGGGCAGAGAGGTTATTACTCATACGTTGCGCATCATGACGGCGTGGCCCGCGCTGAACTCCTCCCCGCAGGCTGGCGGGTTAATGATGCAACAGCATGACAACTCGGAAAGACGAGCGGCCCCCTCGGCGAAAGCCGGGCGCTTGAGGGCTCCGGAAAGCGTGACCGGAATCAACAGCAGAGCGGCGGGGTTCGAATCCCCACTGTCTGAATGGGCGGGCGATGTGGTGCTGCTAGCGCGGTGAAAACCCGGCAGGTCAAAAGGTCTGTAGCTAGTCTGCTCTGCTGTTGATAAGCTGCAGATGGGCGTCGATAGCTATGCTCGTTACATAGCGAACACACGGGGATTACGACCTCTGGTCAATCGACATCAACACCTAACCGCCTCCGGGTAAGAGAGGCGGAAGAGCAAAACGGAGGGGTTCAAAACCCCGGCGTCCAATGGGCGCGTGATGTGGGCTGCTGGTGCGGTGAAAACCCGGCTGATCTGAGAGGGTCAGTAGCCAGCCCGTTTTGCTGTTGATGAATGTGCAGGCTGATGCATAAATTTCGTGTAGTGGCTGACAGCAATCCAGCAAAACGGCGGAGAGGCGCGCTTATCCGCCAGACGGCAACCCGACCGGGGATTGCGACGGAACGAAAAGCCGGAGATCAGCGCCGGCCATCAACACCCGCTCCCCCTGCCGGGAGCAGCAAGCAGGGGGAATACGAAATGCTGCCGGTGTCCGCCAGCCACGGAAACAGCAGCGCAGGCGCGTATCTGCTGCCGACAGCATTCCGTGTTGCGGCAGTATCTACTAATTACTAACGCGATTAGTAGCAAATTAGCAGCAGCAGTGAAGCTTCCGCGAGCAAGTCACGCGGATATACCGGCGAACCGGGACCGGCGAAGCGGGCAGCCCATAGCCCGCACAGATCAACGGGGAAGACGAACGGCAGCGCGTTGCTAAGTAGTCAAGGCTCAAATGGTCATCTGCGCTAAGATGGCAAGCTGAACCCCGCCTTTTCTTGCTTTTTGATTTAAGCTGGCTTAAAATAAACACATGGACAACCATATCCCAACCCCCTCAGAAATCATTGACGCATTAGGCGGAACAGGCGCTGTTGCTGAACTGTGCAGGATTTCAGATGCAGCTGTGTCGCAATGGCGCGAAGCTGGCATTCCCGAGTATCGAATGATGTATCTGCGTCTAGCCAGGCCTCTTGTATTTTCGGAACTGGAAGGCAAAAAAAATCCCCGCACCGGGCGGGGATAATGGAGCAACAACGGAGAAAGAAAGGACAGTATAGCATGACTTTATATCTCGATGAAAACGAGCGGGCGAACTACCGCAAATCTACGGAAGGCATGCAGGGCATTACTCTGACGCCGCGCCGTGAAAAGTGCTACGCGTGCGGTAAATGGCGTAATTTCAAGTCTGGCACGGTGAGTGCGCATGGTTTTCTGTGCCATTCGTGCGGAAGGGGTGCGAAATGAGCATCGAACAATGCGCGGAATACCTGCGCCAATACAACGCATGGCGGCGCGGCGATGACTCATATCCGATTCCTGTCCCGAAAGCGCTGGGAGAAATCATTGATGCGGCAATCGAGTATCTGACCGCCAGCAATCGAATCAACGGTTATAAGCCGTGGCCTGCAACCCACATCAAAACCGGCAACGAATATCAGGTTATCGGCGAGGCAATCGACTGCACGACAAACGACGAAAAAATGGTTGTCATTTATCAGCGTGGCGACATGGTTTTTGTACGTGACGCCGAGCAATTCCAAGAAAAATTCAAAGCAAAGGAGCAAAAATGATCGACAAGAACGAAGCGCCGGAAGGCTATGATGCCGTTGACAGAATAAATGGCTGTTATGGTTGTGAGGCCACGAGGTGCTGGCCCTGCACCCCGGACGAACGCAGAGACAAATCACATGCTATTTTCATCCGCAAAACATCCGTCCCCGCTACTCTCCTGCATCCGATGGGCAGCATGGGCGAGGAGATTGACCATGATTGATATTGAGGCTGTAAAAATCAGCACGCGAGATCACATTCCGGCTGAAGCATGGAAGCGCGCAGCCTGTAACTGTGCCTCATCGCAGCGCTCTTTGTGTGAGGACACCATGAAAACCATCATCACCCCGTTCAACTCCTTCCAATCCCCGTGGCACATCGCTTGCGCTCGTCGGATGTTTGTCATCTGGGCAACGCTCCCGGCGATCTGGTCCGAGGCTTTTTTGACAACGTGGGCCAGCGTCTATCGGAGGCGGAAATGATTAGCGATGCGAAGATTGTCGAAATGGCGCGGAATTTAACCAGAAAAGAGCAGCTTCCGTGGAATGGCGAATGGATTTTTAACTCAAAGAAAGAACTTGTTGAATTCGCCTCCCTCGTCGCCGCTGCCGCAGCGGCGAAGGCGCGAGCCGACTACGAACACGAGCATCGTCTGCATACTGTACTGCTGCCGACCGCCGGACCGCAATTTGCCAAAGTCTTCCAGACGGAGCGCGGACAGATCGTCACGATGCTGCATCAGGACAGCGATCAGAGCCCGGCCATACTGCTCTGGTTTGATGCTGGTATTGATGGCTTGGCGTTGTCGAGTCTCGCGCTTAGTTTCACCGACGACGCCAAGGCGCGCGCCGCCTTTGATCAAATTGACCAGGTTGGCGTGGAGCGTGTTGTGTTTGCCCAGATCGAAAATATCCGCGCGTATTTCGATACGGAGGCAATGTAATGATCGTTGATGTAACAATCCGCCGAAATTCCGACGGCGTACAAGTGACGACCGAAAGCGGCATCTCTTTGCCGTCCTACTGGGAAGAGGGAAACGGCGCTTGCGATTGCATCCGTATTGCGCTGTTTTATCGCGGCCAAGGCAACGAACGCGAGGCTTCGCAAACGTGGCGTCACGAATGCGGAACCGGCGCGTATTCCGTGCGCGTAACTGACGCTGGGGGCAAGATTATTTATGACGAGTTGGTGGAATACGCGCCGGAATTGAAGTAAGCATTTCGGGGAATGCGCAGAACAAAGCGCATTTCTTTAACCACAAATTATACCAAGGTGTATAATGAAGACCATGAAAACGATAGTAGAACTTCCAGACATGATCCGAGCGCTGCTTGACTTGGGATTTACTCAAGAGCAGATTGCAGCGCGTTGCGATTGCAGCCAGCCGGTTATTAGTCGCATCCTGAACAGGACGACAATCAACCCGACGTTTTCGATTGGCGCGGCGATTGTAGAGCTTTACAACAGCGCAAAATAAAACGCTCCCCGTTATGCCTTGCAGGGCCGGGGAGCGAAAATCAACTTGATGAGGTGATTATGCCAGAGCAGAAGCACGAAAGAAAGCCAATTGGCAAAAGGGTTCGTTTTGAGGTATTCAAACGAGATTCTTTTAAATGCCAGTATTGCGGTAAAGCCGCGCGGGACGAGATGGAAATGGCGCCGCAGTTTGCTATTCGGAGGGGGTAGCATGGCAAGAATTAGAACGATCAAACCGGAATTTTTCCGCCATGAAGAACTCCAGGATCTGGAAGCAGAAAACCCAGGCAAGTATCCGATGATGGTTTTTGCTGCGCTGTGGGGCCACTGTGATAGCAAAGGGCGGTTCCGGTGGAAGCCAAGGGCGTTGAAGCTGGATATATTGCCTTTTCTTTCTTTCGATATGCGTGACACATTGGAAATATTAGAGTCAGCGGGGCTGATTCTCCGGTATGTAGTTGATGGCGAGGAATACGGGGTTGTGCCAACATTTTTGAAGCACCAGAGACTAACCGGGAAGGAACATTCTGACGGGGAAAAATTCCCCGATGTTTCACTTGGAGAACCTGTGAAGCACTCTGGAAAAATTGAAGAAATTCCGGAATCCCAGGAAGGGAAAGGAAGGGAAAGGAAGGGAAAGGAAAATACGTCGGCAAAGCCGCCGCGTTTCGATCCGCTATCGCTTGATCTGCCTGCTGGTTTGTCTGCAGAGACATGGGCAGAGTGGATTGCATACCGTCGCACCCGCAAGCTGACATGTGCTGAGCCGACAATCAAGGGGCAGCTGTCGAACCTTTCAGCGTGGGCGCAGGCCGGGCATTCTCCCGGTGCCGTAATTCGCGCCAGCATTGACAACGGCTGGCAGGGGCTGTTTGAACCAAAGGGGGGCGGGACAAATCGTCCTGCGCAGACCAGCTTCGATGACATCGATTACGGGGAGATACGCGATTTATGAAAAAACTTGGCCTGCAGATTCAATCGCGCCCTGCTGAATGTGCAAAACACGGCGCATTCACTAGCCGCAACATCATTGGAAACATCTGGTCTAGTTGCTCTGCTTGCATTGACGAAGAGCGCGCACTGAAAGCCGAAGAGGACCGGCTGAAAGAGCTCGCTGCAAGAAATCAGGAGTGGGCGCGGAAAATTGGCGATGCTGGCATTCCTGAGCGCTTCCGGGATCGTACCTTTGACGGCTATTCGGCGCAGTCTGCCGAGCAGGTCAGAGCGCTGGAATTCTGCCGCAGCTACGCGAAAGCGTTTGACGGCAGGACAGCGCCTAGGGGGTCTGCTTTGCTGATTGGCAAACCCGGCACAGGGAAAACGCATCTTGCCGCATCTGTAGCGCTTGAGGCCATCGGCAGAGGGCATTCTGTGTTGTTCTACACCGTCATGCGGGCCATCCGTCGCGTTAAAGACACGTGGTCAAGAGGGGCGGCTGAGAGCGAGAGCGAAGCAATCGAGGCTTTTGTCTATCCCGACCTGCTGATTCTCGATGAGGTTGGCGTCCAGTTCGGAAGCGAAACAGAGCGGAATATTTTGTTTGACATTTTGAATGAGCGTTACGAGCGTTGCCGCCCGTGTATCTTGTTGTCAAACTTGCCGACAGAGAAGGTCAAGGAGTCCCTTGGAGAACGCGTTTACGATCGGCTGAAGGAGGACGGCGGCAGAATGATTCCATTTTCGTGGGATAGCTACAGAGGTAAAAGCAATGGATGATCTGTTTGAATCAATCGAAGAGGGCCGTATCGAGCGCGAGGCCGTCATGGCTGAATCTGGCGTAGAGAACGCGGCAGAGGCCGCAGCACTGGACATGCACCGCTGCGAGGTTCGATCTGTCATCCGGCAGTATTTCCCGGACGCAAACGCAGCAAAGGAATATTTCGCCCTAGTCGATGCGAAGCGCGGAAAGGAAGCCGGGGAGCGCTTGCGAGTAGATTGCCGGGCGGCATGGCAAGCCGAGATCAACGAACGCCGGCCCCGTCAAATCGCGGTTGATAGGGATAAGGTGCAGAAATAGCTTGCGTAGCTACGAAAAGTAGCTATAATTGAGTCAAAACAATAACCGGAGAAAATCATGAGCAAAAGCAGATTTGTAACTTACCTCGGCCGCGCCCACATCAACTCGTTGAATCTGGCACTTTATACGTCAGGTGCTGTTCGTGTTGAAAACGTCGTGAATGGCAAATGCGTTGCGGCTCGTCAATTTGAATCTACGGACGCTGCGCAAGAATGGTTTGACGGCTTTGATGGAAACAACACAGCCCGCACAGTTTCTGCAATTGCTGATTTGACAAATCGCTGATGAAACGAGCAAAACAACAACGCCGGGCTGTCATGCTGGCAATCGCTCGGGGGCGGGTAGTTAGGGCCGCTGAACTTTTTGCAGAATGCCTTGGCGTTTCTGTTGATCAAGTGCTGAAATCATCATGACTGCGGCTGAAATTTCAAAAGAACTGTCTCAAATGAACAAGCGCCGCCGCTTTCTGCTTGCGCTGTCAGACAAGATTCGCGCAAGTCAGCCAGTCAAGCCATACGACTGCCAGCGTTACGACCGCAACCGGCTGTGCATGTACGACAAACGGGCGTCTGATAGGGCATGCGTAGGATGTGGTCGAATATCCGGGTAGAAGCATCACGAAGCGCGACATATGCGGATTTTTGGAGATTGAGATGTCGGAAAACACGAGCTTGGCAGATCAGGCAGTTCAGGCGCTGGCCATAGTGCGGGCAATGGATGAAGGGATGGACATGGAGCACCCGGAACGCCATGCGGTACGCAGCATGCAGCGGGTTGCTGAGCAGGCGATGGCAGCCGGGTTTCTCACCGCAATGGATCTTGCCTGGCAGGCCAAAGACCTGCGGAAACTGGCGCGCGAGATTGAGAAATTGCGCAAAGGCGAATACATCTGCCGTCGGTGCGGACTTCGGAAGGACGGAGAGCATGACAGCAAACCCGACTTCTAACGCGTGAATTCAGCGGCGGGCGAAGCCGTCCGCTGCAATGATCTGTTGGGCGGCTGACGCCCGGAAAGGAAACACGATGACACCACGAGAACGAAGTGCACTGATTGACCAGCTTGATCGGTCTTTTAGCGTGATGCCGCACTGGGTCAAGTGCGCGACGAAACACGCCATGGGGGCGCCGACGAACAACCCGGCCACCGGAAAGCCTTTCACCTCCTTCCGCGAAGTGATCGAGGCAGCCAGCGACGAAAGCCTGCTGATCCTGCGCGATGACTTTAATGACAACGGCGACCTGCTGCCGGCGGTGTCTACCCAGTGACGCCCAACGCGTGATATACGTCATTGACGCCATATAGCTCACATGCCCCGCTGTCGATACTGCTCCTCACAATACAAGCCAGCCCGGCCAATGCAACCGGGGCGGGTTTGCAACGACCATGAATGCCAGATAAGGTACGCGCTCGAAGTGACAGAGAAAAAGCGGGCGCAGAAAGCCACTGCAGAGCGTAAGGAAGCGCGACAAAAGCTGGAAGGCATGAAAAGCTTGGCTAAGCTGGCAAAAGATGCTGAGGTATATGTCAATCGCTATGTCAGGCTTCGGGATCGCAACGAAGGCTGTATCAGTTGCGACAAGCCCGCAAACTGGCCTGGGCAATGGCACGCCAGCCACTACAAGTCGGTTGGGGCCAACTCATTCTTGCGATTCCATTTGTGGAATATTCACAAAGCATGCTCAGAGTGCAACAACTATCTGAGCGGAAACATCCACGAGTATTCAAAGCGGTTGCCCGGCAGGATTGGGCAAGAAAAATTTAACTTTCTGCTGTCCGCGCCACGCGAAAAAAAATACACCCGCGATTATTTGGTCAGGTTGAAAAAAGTTGCAATGCTAAAATGCAGACGACTCGAAAAAAGAATAAAAAGCGAATCACATAACTGAAATCTGCTGTACAATGTAGCCATGAAACGAAAAACACCAATCAAACCGCACACCCTGACGCCTGAGCGCTTGAAGGCTTGGCGCGAAGAACTTGGCATGTCTCAGGATGAAGCCGCACGCGTTCTGGACATGGATCGCAAGAACTATCAGCAGCACGAGCGCGGTATTGCTTGGGCGACTGGCAAGCCGGTCAAGATCAGCCGCAGGACGGCCCTTGCGTGCGCTGCTATTCGGTTGGGGATTGATCCGGAATGAAGCGCATCATCAAGCTCACCGGCGACGCTGCAAGACGCGCTGCGCATCGTGAGATTGATGCAGCACAAGATGGTTATTTTGTGCAGGTCGGAGAAGCAACGCGGACGCTAGAACAAAATGCACGCCTTCACTGCATGCTTACGGACATTTCAAACCAGCAAAAATATTTGGGAAAAAAACGATCAATCCCAGCATGGAAAGGTATTTTTGTTTCAGGGTGGCAAATTGCGGTTGGTGAAATTCCTGAAATCCTTCCAGGATTGGAGGGGGAGTTTATAAACATCCGCGAATCCACAACCTCAATAAGCGGAAAGCGGATGTCTAGCTTGATGGAATACATAACAGCATGGGCGATTCAAAATGGCGTCAAATGGTCGCCCATAACGGTGAAATCCTTTGAAGGACGGAGATAACATGACTGATCTGATCGCAGTAATCGCGATGCTCTGCGCAATCGGCCTAGGATATGCGTTTGGGGGCGAAGAAACCCGCGCCGATGTTGCGCACGAGTGCAGGACTGCCGGACAGTTTCAGAGCGGGTCAAAAACGTTCGTGTGCGGGGAAAAGAAATGACGCCAGATGAGCGAATCGACGCTGCGCTTGAGGCTGTCTTGAAAGCCGCAGGAGCTGCACCATTGCGCTATTACATGGCAGAGATTCACGCTGATATGCGCGCAGAAATGCGTAAGATCATGTCAGACTCGTACATTGCCGGTGCAAACGATTGCCGGGGCGCAATGAAAATCGGAGATGCAGATGGCAAAAAGTAAAATGCGGTTTAATACACCGCGCACCTGGACGGCGCACGAAGAGCGGATAATGCGGGAAGACGCTGACGGCGGTGGCTACCCAGTGACGCCAAACGCATGATATGCCGCAATATTGACAGATAAACATGGGCAGAAGACCATCGCTGACTGATTAAACAATACAAACTATCCACAACGGAAAAGAGAGAAACATGAAATTTGCACGCAAAACACCAGAAGCCCAAGTTATGACGATTACGCCGGAGATTGCAAGAGAAATGCTCGATTCGAGCATCGGCAACCGCAAAATGCGGCGTTGGTACATCGAATTTCTGGTGGCAACAATGCGCCGTGGCGAATGGCGCGTAACAAGTCAGGGGATCGGATTTGATGTAAATGGGAATCTTCGGGACGCGCATCATCGTCTTGCCGCATGCGTTCAAGCAAAAGTTCCTTTTCAGTCGGTTGTTGTTTTCGGCATGCGGCCTGATGCCTATGAAGTCACAGATACAGGAATGCTCCGGACCTATTCGGATCGGCTTAACGAAAACCGCCCGGTTGCCGAGGTATTGCGATTAGGCTGCCAATTTGTGCTGAAAAACAGCAAGCCTACTGTTGACCAGATGCGACCAATTGTTGATGCTGGCTTAGGCGATGCCGCTCGGGCGCTTGTCGAATACTGTGGCGCAAAGCGGCGTTTTTATGCGTCAGCGCCAATGAAGCTTGCCGCTTGCGTTGCCATTATGAACGGCGGCGATGCGGATTTTGTAATGCAGCAATACAAGGCAATGTGCTCTTTGGATTTCGACGCCATGACAAAAGCCGCGCAAGCATTAGTGCGACAAGTCGATAATGGCAAAGCCAAAGCTAACAACCCCCGCGAAGTGCTGGCAAGGGGAATCAAGGTTTTTGACCACGAGCGCCACGGCATCACAAAAATCGTCATCACCGAAGCGGAGGTTGAAGCGGCCGTTGAATTTGTTCGATCAGTTCTACTGGCTTCGGTTGATACAGTTGCAGAGGAGCTGTAATGGACGATGAAACATTCCCGCTAATTCCGAAAGAAGGCACGCTAGAACGTCTTTTCATAGACAAAATCATGGAACTTGGAAAAGTAACGTTTCTCGATTTTGTGGGAACCGGAATCACAGAAGACAACATCGATCAAATCGCTCAGAATCTGAGGAATGGGATGTATGAAGCCGAAAATGATGATTCGTTGATCTTTGACGCATAGGAAGATATGGGCCGTCCGTTTAAGCTATCCGAAAAGCAATGCGCCGAGATAGAACGGCGCTTGCTTGCCGGGGAAAAGCAAGCAGACCTAGCGCGGGAATACGGTGTTGATCGCTCGTTTATGACGCGTAGGTTTGCAAAGCAATTAAACAACGTGCGAACTGTTGCAAATCAATTAGTTGCGGCAGATGTTGCGTTAAAGTCGCTACCTGTTGCGCAACAAATTCAAGCCGTAAGCCTCGCAGAAGAGCTAAAAGCAATCAGTTATCACCTATCCGCAGCAGCAAAGCATGGGTCAATGACCGCGCATCGGTTATCCATCGTTGCCAATGAGCAAGTGCAGAAGATAGACCCGAATGGCGACATGGACGAGCAGACAATCGACAGCTTGAAAGCGGTGGCGGCAATCACCAGGACGGCAAACGAGGCTGCTTCATGCGGCCTTGAGCTATTGAAGGCCAACAAGGAAGCCGTCGCCGCGCTCAACGCACCGGCCCCGCAAGAAATCAAAAAAGGACTGACCCATTTTTATGGTGGAAGAAGCCCCAAGCCTCAATCCCGCACTGTTTGATTTCTGGACGGCCCCGGCGCGGGGGCGGGTGCTCTATGGCGGGCGTGCGTCTTCAAAGTCGTGGGACGCTGCGGGGTGGGCAATTTTCCTTTCGACTGAGTACAAGATTCGGGTGATGTGCGCCCGGCAGTTTCAGAACAAGATTGCCGAATCAGTCTATACCCTGCTAAAAATCCAGATTGAGCGGTTCGGACTGCAAGCGCAGTTCAAAATCACCGACAATTCCATAATCAATATGGTGACGGGCAGCGAATTTATTTTTTACGGGATCGCTCGCAACATTGATGAAATCAAGTCCGCAGAAGGGATTGATATTCTGTGGATTGAAGAAGCGCATGCATTGACGAAAAAGCAATGGGATACGCTAGAGCCAACGATTCGCGCTGATGGCTCTCAGATTTGGGTAATCATGAACCCCGGCCTTATCACCGACTTTTCGTATCAGCGATTTATTGTTAATCCGCCCGAAGATTTCATCGTTCGAAAGATTAATTACGACGAGAACATATTCCTGTCGCAGACCATGCTTCGGGTAATTGCCAACGCAAAAGCAGCCAGCGATCGCGATGGCAGCGGAGACTATGAGCATATCTATCTGGGCGTGCCCCGTGATGATGATGATTCGTCCGTCATCAAGCGAAGCTGGATCGAGGCTGCAATCGATGCGCATTACAAGCTAGGCTTTGCCGCAGAAGGGCGCAAGGTCATCGGCTATGACGTTGCCGACTCCGGACAAGACAAGTGCGCCAACGTTTTCGCGCATGGCTCTGTTGCGTTCTGGTGTGAGGAATGGAAGGCGCGAGAGGATGAATTGCTCAAGTCCTGTTCGCGCACGTGGGGGAATGCGCGCAAGTACGAAGCAGAGATCGTCTATGACTCAATCGGCGTGGGGGCGTCTGCAGGCGCGAAATTCGACGAGCTAAATCAAGTCGGCGAAGGGAAGATCAGCTATCGAAAATTCAATTCTGGCGGCGCTGTGCATGAGCCTGAGAAGTATTACGCGCAAGACCGCATGACGAAGGTCAAGAACAAAGACTTTTTTTCCAACATCAAGGCGCAGGCGTGGTGGTCGCTGGCTGATCGATTTAGGAATACATACGATGCAGTGCGAAACGGCACTGAATATCCGGTGGATGAGTTGATTTCGATCAGTAGCGAAATGCCGCAGCTTGAAAAGCTGAAAACAGAGCTATCGACGCCGAAACGCGATTTTGACCAAAATGGTCGGGTGAAGGTTGAAAGCAAAAAGGATCTAGCAAAGCGCGAAATTGCATCCCCTAACCTGGCCGATGCATTTGTGATGTGCTACGCGCCTCGTCCGTTCGGCGGCGTCAAGATTTCAGCGGATGCCATCCTCAAATCTAGTGCGGGTACAATGCGATGATGAAAAATGCAAGGAATCGCCAGATGAAAAAGGTTAGCCAAAAGCCGCAGGCAAAGCCAGTTATGAACGCTACGGCCATGCGCCGGGAAGCCAGTCGAATCAGGATGGCGATGGACGACAAGCCAAAGCCATATTCCTACCCTGTGCAAGCGCCTACGCTATACCCTGGCGTCGTTCCGGCTGGCACGCAGGCCCCCGTGATGGCGATGGATGCATCGGTATATGACTACGCACAAGGCGCATATCCTGGCGGTGGATTCCCCGGCTTTTCGTACCTTTCTATGCTCGCCACTCGGGCAGAGTATCGGGCGTTTGCTTCATCGCTATCGACAGAGCTAACCCGCGAATGGATTGAATTCACCAGCCAGCAGGAGGACGAAGACCAGCAGGCTGCCGAAAAGATCAAGCTGATCGAAGCTGAGTTTAAGAGGCTAAACATTCGTGGCGCATTCCAGCGTGCGGCAGAGCATGATTGCTATTTCGGGCGGGCTCAGTTCTACATTGACATTCAAGGTGCTGATCAGACAATCCCGCTTATCCTCGACCGCCGCACTGTGCCGAAAGGCTCGCTTGTTCGCGTGTCGCCGGTAGAGGCAATGTGGACAACGCCATCCGCCTACAATTCAATTGATCCTTCCGCCCCTGATTTCTACAAGCCAACGAGCTGGTTCATGTTGGGGAAGGAGGTGCATGCATCGCGCCTGCTGACTGTTGTAACTCGCCCCCTGCCGGATATGCTCAAGCCCGCGTTCAATTTTTCTGGCATGTCGCTATCCCAACTGGCGGAACCCTACGTTGATAACTGGCTTCGCACTCGTCAAAGCGTGTCTGACCTCATCAATAATTTCTCCATCACCGCAATCGCCACTGCGATGGGGCAGACCCTGCAGGGCGAAGACGATGGCGGGGGCATCCTGGCTCGCGCCGACCTTTTCACGGCCACCCGCAGCAACAAGGGGCTGATGCTGCTCGACAAGGAGAACGAGGAGCTTATCCAGATCAACACCCCGCTGTCTGGACTCCATGAGCTACAGGCGCAAGCACAAGAGCATATGTGCAGTGTGGCTAGAATGCCTTCTGTTGTCCTTACTGGGATTTCTCCAAGCGGTCTAAACGCATCCAGCGAAGGAGAGATCCGCGTGTTTTACGACTGGATTGCAGCGCAGCAGGAAGCGTTCTGGCGCTCGCCTCTTGAGATCATCCTGCAATGCGTGCAGCTTTCGCTATTTGGCGAGATTGACTTTGACATTGGGTTCAAGTTCGTCCCGCTGTACCAGATGACACCGAAGGAAGCCGCAGAGATTCGGGAGGCTGATTGCCGCACTGCAACGGCCTACATCAACGCTGGCGTTCTCGATCCCAGCGAAGAGCGGGAGCGCCTTGCTCGTGACCCGGACAGCGGATATCACGGGCTGGATTTGTCGGTGGAAATCGTTGATCCGAATGCGGGGATTGATCCGATGACTGGCGAAGAAGAACAGCCAGAGCTACCCGGCATTCCTGACGCCAATGAAGACGCCTAAAACCGCCCGCCCGGTGCATGCAAACCGGGGGATCGAAAGCGCGTATCGTAAGGCGCTGTCCTCGCTCATCGAGGAAATGGCCCGGTCTGCTGAATACTGGCTGACCGCAGGCTATCGCGCCAACGAGCCGAGAATGGCAGAGCTTGCACAGGATGCCAGCCCGGCCAATGCCATCAAGGCAATCATCGCCAAGTTTGCGCGGCGGTGGTTCAAGCGCTTCGAGGATTCCGCGCCGATCATTGCTGACGCCTACGTCAAAAAGATGTTCAAGGCGTCGAACTCTGCTTTCCGGGCTGCACTCAAGGACGCAGGGTGGGCCGTTGAATTCAAAATGTCACGTGCAATGCAGGATGCGCTGAATGCGTCGATTGCTGAGAACGTGGCTCTGATTAAATCCATCCCCGAACAATACCTGACGCAAGTGGAAGGCATTGTGATGCGCTCGTATGCCTCTGGGCGCGACCTCGAAACGATGGTCAAGGAACTGAAGGCGCTCTATCCGAAAGCAGAGAATCGGGCTGTGTTGATCGCCCGCGACCAGTCGAACAAAGCGAATGCTGTGGTTGTGCGTGCTCGCCAGCTTGAGCTAGGCATTGAATATGCCGTATGGCAGCACTCGCACGCGGGTAGAGTCCCCCGGCCTGACCATGTAGCCGCTCACGGGAAGCGGTACAAGGTAGCCGAGGGGTGCTTGATTTCCGGTGAATACATTCTCCCCGGTGAAAAAATCAACTGCAGGTGCAGTGCTAGGTCAATCCTGCCTATTTAGCCGTTTTGATCTGGAACAGTTCCCACGCTGCCGCCCCCATCGTCCTAGCTCCCGATTCCCACTGCTGCCAGCAACGCCTGGTGCAATGCACTAGCGCTGCTGCCTGAGCGGTGGTTAGCCGGGCTTTGATGCGGGCTGCTGCGATTTCTTCTGGTGTTGGGTTAGTCAACATTGATGACCTGTTTCAGTTGTTCGATTCGATCCCGCATGATCCAAGTCACAATGTCGATGACAAAAAGCATGGAAGGCTGCTCTTTTCCCTTGTCTAAGATCGCATGAATCTCGTCAAGCTTCCGTTGTGCGGTTGTTTTGGTCATATCCACTCCTTTGGTTAATACGGTGCTGGTTCAAAGTTGCTCCAGTCAATGACCGGCGCAGGCTTTACCCGCTGCGGGACGTACTTGTAATTGCTAGACGGCCTATCCCAAGTCCAGCGGATGACCTCGCCGAATTCGTCAAGGATGCCGTAGCGGGTTCTGGGTTTCATTGCTATCTCCTGTGTGTTCTCGCATAGGTTAGACGAACATTGTTCGCCAGTCAATACGCAAAGAGAAAAAAATCCACATTCCGCATAAAATCAGGCATAAAATCCACTTATGCGCTAAGTGAGGTAATTTATGACCGTGCAAGTATTGCTCGAAGATGGCCGCGTGGCTCAGGGTATCGCCGTCGTTAATCAGGCGGGGGGAATCGTCGATTCGCTAAATGCCACGCTTGACGCTCTGCCCCCGTACCAGATCGCCTATAACGCTGACGGCACCATCAATTACTGGTGCGTGTCCTATGGTGGCAACAACTACAAGCAGACGCTTAGTTATACGACCGGACTACTGACCAGCGTCGGTGAGTGGGTGAAGCTGTGAGCCAGTTGATGAAAATCCTGGCGCTTGTCGTCCAGTTCATCGCCCAATCTCCTCGCCGCCTGTGGCCTATGGGAACATGGGCGAATCGCCCGAATGCTGCGACTTTCCCGTTTGCGTTTTATTTTGTGACCGACATTGCGGGCGGTGCGTTGTTCCGCTCAAACGGTACGCGGTGGGTGCCGGTTTCTGGACGGTTGACGGTTCGAACCATTAATACCGACGTTTCAACAACTGCCACGACGGCAGAAGTTGCGCTGGATAGCTGGACTGCGCCGGCAGGTCTATTTGATGAAAATGCCGCGCTTACCGTCGAAATTCGCCCACAGACCTCGGCTAACACGAATGCAAAGCGCTTGAGAATTCGAGGGGACGGAACGGGCACCAACGGGTTTGAGCTGTCGCTGATCAATGCAAATTCAGCAACCGGCGTATCCGGCTTTTACATTTTCGGTTGCTGCCTTCGTAATTCGCTGACTTCGCTGCTCGGCAATGCCGCAGGGACTACCGGGCAATCCGCTACTGCATATCAAGCCCCCTCCATTGATATGACGCATCCCATCTCCTTCTACGTGACCGCTCAAAAGGATGTTGCAGGGGATACGGTAACGTTTAAATCAATTAAGTACATCTATGAGAAAGGGGTGCCGGTATGATCATTTTCGAAGCTGGCGCTTGGGATGACGCACAGAATCACCGCCCCCAGATTGAGCGATTTGTCATGGCTGACAAGATCGTTGTCATCGAGGAAGAATCTGACTACAAGCTGAAGACTTTGCCGCAAGAGGTACGCGACACAATCGCTGCTCGGGAAGCGCCGCCTGTTCCGTCTGCCCCGGTTTCAATCTCCCGCACCGCCGCGCTGCTGACACTGGACGATTTCAAGCTGTCCGCTGACTATAGCAAATGGGCCGCTGATCCCGCCCGCACTTTCCGCGAGCGCGTCTTTCTTGATGCGCAGACGTGGAGGCGGAACGACCCGGTGCTGATTGCTGCGGCTGATGCCCTTGGCGTTACCGGACAGCTAGACGCCATGTTCATGCACGCTGCCGCCACTTACGACAAGGGCGAGTAATGGCAGTCCTGAAACTCGCGTTTGATCGATCTGCCCGCACCATTGACGCCGATGGCCGGTTGCATGTGGCGCGTTCGCATATCTCGAAAGCGTGCATTAGCCCTTATTACGGTCGAGAAATCCCCGGCTTCGAGTCGCTTGGCTTGGAGCCGGACAAGATTTACCGCCTGTTCCGTGACCCGGTTGAACTGGAGCGCGGGGCTGAGACTTTCGCCCGCCTGCCGGTTTTGTCTGAGCATGTCCCGGTCACTGTTGATGCGCCCCGACCTGATCTGGTCGTTGGCGCAATCGGCTCGGATATTGTGTTCTCTGCTCCCTATCTTGACGCTGATTTGTCCGTATGGGATGCGGCAGCTATTGCCGGAATTGAAACCGGCGTAGTCAAAGAATTGTCTTGTGCTTATCGCTATGTCCCGGTGATGGAATCGGGCGAGTACGAGAGCCAGCAATACGACGGTCGTATGACCGAAATCAAGGGGAACCATCTCGCGCTTGTCCCTATGGGGCGGGCGGGGTCTGACGTGGTGGTTGCCGATTCAAACCCATTTAAGGAATCCGCCATGAAAATGAGCAAGCTGGGCAAAGCCCTTTTTGCGGCATTGAGCGCGGCATCTCCGGTGCTTGCTGCGGATTCTGCGCTGCCAGCTCTGGTCGGTGCTGCAAGCCGCAAGAATTTCAAGAAAGACGAAGTAAAGGGCAAGCTGCTTGCTCTCGATTCGACGATGGACCCGCAGCAACTCGACAACGTGATTGACGCCCTTCTGGACGTTGAACAAGACCCGATGCCGACCCAATCCCCGGCTGCTGCCGTCGATGAATCGCCTTGCAACAAGCTCCGCGCTCTGCTGGCTGGCAAGGTTGACGATGCCACGCTGGAACAGGCTTGTGCTCTGTTCGCTGCTCCGGCTGTTGATGAATTCCCCCCGGCTGCCAACGCCGAAGAAAAGGAACCCGGCATGAAGCCCGAAGAAGTCAAGGCCGCAATGGATGGCCTCAAGAAATCCCTGATGGACTGCAAGGAAGCAGAACGCGAAGTTCGCGCTGTCGTCGGCGATGTGATGGGCATGGACTCCGCAGAAGCCGTCTATGGTTTCGCCTTGGACCATCTCAAGGTTGATCGCGCTGGCGTCGAAGGCGTTGCCGCTCTCCGCGCCCTATACCGCGTTGCATCCGCAAAGCAAGCCGCCCCGGTCATGGCTCAGGACTCCGGCGCGACTGCCGAAGCCTACAAGCAATTCCCCGGCCTTGGCCGTTTCAAAACCGTTTAAGGAGGTCCGGAAATGTCTGGTTTCCAACGTCAAGTAAATATTTATCCGGCCCCTGCTGTTGAAGGCGATTTCGCCTCAGCAAATCCGCGTGCCTCTGTCCTGGCTGGCGAAAACGGCCTTGTTGCCGGTGTCGGCGGCGTCACTGTCGGCAAGTTCGCATGGGTTGCTGATGATGGCATCACTGTCCAGAGCTACGGCACCGCGCCGAATGCCCCGGACGGCTTCGTTCATCGCGAACAACAAGGGCTGATCTCGACCTATCTGGCCGAATCGTCCATGAATGTGCCGGTCGGCTTCCCGGTCACTCTGCACAATCAAGGCGACTTCTTCGCCAAGGTCACTGGTTCCACCGCTGCCACCCGTGGCGCTGCCGTGTATGCCACTTACGCAGATGGCTCGATCACCATCGGTTCCGCTGCTGCTGGCGGCTCATTCACCGGATCGATGGGGTCCACCAACACTGCCAGCCTCGGCGCAACTTTCACCGCCAGCGCTGATACTGATGCGACTCGCCTCGTGGTCACTTCCGTTACCGGCCTGATTTCGGTCGGCGATTATGTCAGTGGGACCGGCATCACCGCAGGCACCACCGTTACCGGCCAGGTTTCCGGCACCACGGGTGGCGCTGGTACGTACCAGCTGAGCGCGGCCAACACTGCCAGTTCGGCCACTGTGACCGCCTTCGGCAAAGTCGTGAAGGTGACTTCGACCACCGGCCTGATCTCGATTGGCGAAACGATCAGCGGCGGCGCAGGCTTCCCGGTCGGCGCAACCATCGTCAGTCAAGCGTCTGGCACCACTGGGGGCGCTGGTAATTACGTCCTTTCGGCGGCTGGTTCGGCTTACACCGCATCTGCTACAGGCGTGACCACTTTCGGCGACGTGCTGAACATCACCGCCGTGTCGTCTGGTACTGCCGCTGTCGGCAACCCGGTATCGGGCACGGGCGTACCGTCTGGCGCGGTCATCGCTTCGCAGACCTCGGGCACTTCGGGCGGCATCGGCGTTTATACCCTGACCGAATCTGCAACCGCCTACGCCGCATCGACCACCATTACCGGCGTCGCTGGCGTGCTGACGGCATGGAAAGCCGAAAGCGCTGCCGCTATTGGCGAACTGGTCAAAATCTCCACTTGGGGCTAAAAATGGATCAAAAACTGCAAGCAATTTCCAATGCCATCGGCCTGCACTACATGGGCCAGCCGAATCTGGCATTCCAAGCCGAAGGCGCTGCTCTCCGCATGTCGCCCTACGGCGGTTTCGCCTGCGATGCGCAGCCGTCGTTGATTTCGGTCAGCAACTCCGGCATTCCGGCGTTCCTGTCGACCTACATCGATCCGGCAATCGTCAAGGTGCTCGTGTCGCCGATGAAAGCTGCCGAAATCACCGGCAGCGAAGTCAAGAAAGGCTCATGGGTTGATAAGACCGCGATGTTCCTGCTGGTTGAATCGACCGGCGAGACTTCGAGCTACGGCGACTACAGCGAAAACGGTCAGGCTGGCACCAACTTCAATTTCCCGCAACGCCAATCGTATCACTATCAAGTGATGACTAATTGGGGTGAGATGGAGTTGGAAAACGCCGGTCTTGCCCGCATCGATTACGCCAATCAGTTGAATATGGCCTCTGTTCTGACGCTGAACAAGTTCCAGAACAAGACTTATTTCTATGGTGTCGCAGGCTTGGAAAACTACGGCCTCCTGAACGATCCGGCGCTGTCTGCCTCGATTACCCCGACGACCAAGACCGCAGGCGGCACGGGTTGGGAGAATGCCACCGGCACGGAAGTGCTGGCGGACATTACCAAGCTGTACGTCCAGTTGCAAAACCAAGCCAATGGCACCGTTGACCGCAACACCAAGATGACGCTTGCCATGTCCCCGGTATCGGATGGTAACGGCATGACCAAGGTGACGGATTTCAATGTCACCGTTCAGGAAAAGATCGCCAAGATTTATCCAAACATGACCGTGATGACCGCGCCGGAATACAGCTCCGCTTCTGGCGAATTCGTGCAGTTGATCGCCGAAGCTGGCGACGGTCAGCCTACTGCCTCCTGCGCCTTCACGGAAAAGCTTCGCGCTCATCCGATTGTGGTCGGCTCGTCGAACTGGAAGCAAAAGAAGTCGCAAGGTTCCTGGGGCACTGTGATCTTCCGCCCGTTCCTCATTTCGAGCATGTTGGGCGTTTAACGTAGCACCGCCCCCGGCCATAAACCGGGGGCATTTCTGGAGAGAATGAAATGGCAGGTAAGAATATTGTTGTGGGTAGCCGATTGGTCAATGGCCTAATCATTGAGCATCCGTCGAACCCCAAAATCACGGCTGAAATCAAGGGTTTTTCGGCGTCAAACATCATCGGCGCTACCTTCATGACGACTGAAATCGACGGTGACTTGTGGGCAGCGTGGATCGCAAAGAACAAGGAATTCCCGGCTGTCCTGAGTAACGCTATTTTCGCGGTCAATTCAGCGAATGACGCTGCCGCAAAGGCAAAGGAAGTCGCTAAGGAAAAGACGGGCTTTGAAGGCATGGCACGCACTGCCGCTGGCGTGAAACCGGCTGATAAGGACTAAGCGAAATGGCCGTCGTCGTCTTCGACCCTGCTGCATTCAAGGTTGCTTATCCGGAATTCGCGGCAGTTTCCGATGGACGGCTGACGGCCTTTTTTCAGCAGGCCGGGCTGTATCTGTCGAACGAGGATAACAGCCCGGTGCAGAGCATCAGCAAGCGCACGCTGCTGTTGAACATGCTCACTGCGCATATCGGAATTCTGTCCGGCGCTCTGGCCGCTGACGGCATGCCATTGCCCGTGGGGCGTGTTGCAAGCGCTGGCGAGGGTAGCGTGAATGCCTCGCTTGAATACATGGCTCCGGGCACACAAGCATGGTTTGTTCAAACCCAATACGGCGCAGCATTCTGGCAGGCGACGGTATCGCTCCGCAGCTTCCGCTACATCCCGCGACCAACTACGTATTGACATGGCGACCCATACCCTTTCCGGCTCTGATGCAGTCATGAAAGCCCTTGAGGACATCGCAAAGAAGATGGGGGGCGGAACCGTTTCCGTGGGGTTCATGGAAAACGCTAAATACTCAGACGGCACACCTGTCGCCGGAGTAGCGTTCTGGAACGAATTCGGCCACGATGGCCCATTTCCTTCTCCTCCTCGCCCGTTTTTCCGGACGATGATTGCCAAGGAATCGCCGGGATGGCCCGCAAAGATGGCAGCTTTGGCAAAGGCAACCGACCTAAACGGCAGCAAAGTTCTAGCGCTGATGGGTGAAGACATAAGCGGTGCGCTGGTTGAGTCAATCGACAACGTGACCGCTCCAGAACTGTCAAAAACCACGCTCCGATTGCGCGAAGTGTTTGGCAACAGCCCGGAGAAAATCAAGTTTTCGGACGTGCTTCAGGCGCAACGTGATGTTGCAGCCGGGGCCAAGATTGCCACCGGCACGCATGCCAAGCCGCTGACATGGACAGGGCATATGAAAAATTCCATAACGTACAAGGTTGATCGCTAATGAACCTTCGCGGACTCGCCAATAGCGTCAGCAGCTCGGTCAACCCGAACATCATTGTTACGGTCAAGCGTTCGACCGGCTACACCATCGGCACCGGACGACGGCAGGAACCGACCTATGCCGCCCCCGTGACCGGCCCGGCACAGCTACAGGCATTGGATGGCGATGACCTCAAGCAACTAGATGGCCTGAACATTCAAGGCCAGATCAAAGCGATTTACCTTCGCGGCGTCCTGGCTGGCGTTTTGCGGCCCGATGGCACGGGCGGAGATTTGATTCAAATTGGCTTGCAGGAATGGCTGGTTGTGAAAGTCCTAGAAGGCTGGCCGACTTGGACTAAGGCCGCAATCCGACTTCAAGGAGGGCAGTAATGTACGCACCAAGCATCACCATTGACGATGCCATAGATATGCTTGGGGATTTTTTAGAGCCGTTTTGTGGTGGCGCTGAAATCATTCGCGCCCAAGTCAATCGCGTCCCTATGCCTGCCTCGCCTTGTGTCGTGCTGACCGAATTGCTGACTGTTGATCTAGCGACGCCAGCGACAAGCTACACGCCTGCCGATGACCTGGCGACGATAGTTACCCCGAAGCGTTTCGACATCCAAGTTGATTTCTATGGGCCGGACGCTGGCGACCAGTGCAACGCGGTAAAAACTGTTTTTCGTACCAGTTACACCGCAAGTAAATTTAATGCTGGCATAAGTCCGCTTTATACTAGCGATGGTATCCAATCGCCGTTGATTACCGCAGAGCAGCAATGGCAATCCCGATGGACGCTGACGGTGTCGCTGCAATACAACCCGGCAGTTGATGTTCCGCAAGAATTTGCCGACGAGGCAGCAGTCAGTCAGCTAGTCCCCGCTGATATTTTTTATGAGGTGCAGTAAATGAGCATTCCCGCAAGCAACATTGTCCAGGTCAATCCGGGCGTTGTGGGGACTGGCGGGAATCCGCTTTCCCTTAACGGCCTGATCGTTACCGAAAGTACGACCTTGCAGAACAACTCCGTGATGGGCTTCACCAGCCGAACGGCCATCAAGGATTATTTCGGCGCGGCATCCCCGGAATATGCGATTTCCGACAAATACTTCCTTGGGTATCTGAATTCGACGGTCAAGCCTGAAAAACTGTGGTTTGCCAAGCGTTCGCCCTTGGCGAGCTTTGCTTATTTGCGTTCTGCTTCGCTGGCTGGTATGACGCTGGCTCAATTGCAAGACCTTGGGGTTATCACCCTAGTCATTACCGTGGATGGCGACGAATTCACATTCGAAGCCGACATGAGTGACGCGACCAGTTTTTCCAATGCTGCGGCGCTTTTGCTCGCAGGGACGAAACAGCCAAGCCCTCCGGCCATTTCGTGGGAATCATCGCTTTCTGCATTTTTGATTGCCTCGAATACGACCGGGCCAACCTCGACGATTACGTATGGCACAGGCACTGCGGCAACTGACCTGAAATTCACGCAGGCGCTCGGGGCTCAAATCCAGCAAGGCTCCGCTGCGCAGACGCTGACCGAGGTCATGGATGGTGTGATTCTGCAGACGCAGAACTGGGCCAGTTTCACGACGATGGAAGAGCCGGATACTGACGGGAAAATTGAGCTTGCAGAATGGTCAAATGCTCAAAACCAGCGCTATCTCTATGTTGCATGGGATACCGATGCTCAAGCCATCGTGCAAGGCAGTCAGACCAATTTTGGTTATCTGGCAAATGCCACCGAATACAATGGCGTGATGCCGGTATATAACACGCTGGATCTGGCTGTATTCATTTTGGGTGGCGTCGCATCCATCAACTTCAACCAGCCCGAAGGCCGTCGGAATGCTGCATTCATGCGACAATCAGGATTCACTGCGACCGTAACCGACAAGACTACGGGCGACGTGCTACTTGAAAACGGGTACAGCTTCTACGGCGAATATGCCACGGCAAACGACCTGTTCAACTTCCTGTACGACGGGCATGTTTCCGGCCAGTGGAAATGGATGGATTCGTATGTCAATCAGATTCAACTGAACAGCCAGTTCCAACTGGCATTGATGGACCTGCTGACCTCTGTCGGCTCGATCCCGTATAACGAGGATGGATATTCCCAGATTCGCGCCGCAATGGCCGACCCGATTCAGTCGGCTTTGAGTTTCGGCACGATTCGCACTGGAGTTGCTCTGTCAGAGTCGCAAAAATCGCAGGTGAATCAAGCGGCGGGGCGTGACATTTCGCGCATGCTTGAGCAGCAGGGATATTACCTGCAGGTGCTTGACCCTGGCGCACAGGTTCGCGGGCTGCGTGGCTCGCCGATTGTCAATTTCTGGTACATGGACGGCGGCTCGGTGCAAAAGATCAGCCTTTCTTCCATCGCTGTTCTGTAAGGAGTTATTACATGTCATCTATCACCAGTGCAAATAGCTCGTTTGCTCTCGTTGTTGCCGGTCTTTATCCCGCCCCCGTGGCGATGATGAATTATGCCGTTGATGATGCTTTCGCTACCGAAGCGGTCGATTACGCCGAAACCCAGATGGGCGTAGACGGCAAGATGACTGCCGGTTACACGCCCAACCCGGTGCCAATGACCGTCAGTTTTCAGGCCGATTCGCCAAGCGCGGATATTTTCAAGGAGATTTTGCAGGCCTCGGAAACCGCACGAGATGTTTATTGGCTGTCGGCAACGATTACTCTGCCATCTACTGGCGAAGTCTTCACGTTCTCGCGTGGCGTGCTGACCAAAGGCAAGAAGATGCCAGACGCAAAGAAGGTTTTGCAGCCGCTGCAATTTTCAATCACGTGGGAACGCGTCAACCGCGCAATCCTGTAACCCCTTTCGCCGCTGGCTGCTAGTCGCCCCCCCTAGTTAATTCCGCCCTCTCCCGGATAGCCAGCGGCACCTTTTAGGAGAGGATTTACTGATCGGAGAGGATCAAAATGGCACGAAAAGTAGTAAATTTTACGGCGGATGACGAAGGCCGCGACAAAGGGAAGACGTTTGTCATCACCGAAATGTCCGCCAGCCAATGCGAAAATTGGGCGCTTCGAGCCATCCTTGCTTTGACTGCAGGCGGCGTTGAGGTGCCGGAAGGCTTTGAACGGTTGGGAATGGCAGGAATGGCTGAATTGGGCATTCGCGCCCTTGCCGGTTTGAAATTCGATCTGGCAAAGCCGTTGCTGGACGAAATGCTTGGTTGCGTCAGCATCATGCCTGATGCTTCTCGCCCTCACGTGGTCAGACCATTGATTGATGAAGATATTGAAGAAGTCATGACCCGTGTTCGCCTACGCGCCGAAGTATGGAAGTTGCATACGGATTTTTTGCAGGCCGTCGCCCCGTCGAATACCGCCAAGGCATCGCGGACGGCCAGACAAAAGGGCTGATTGATTATGTCAATGTGCCGTCTGTGATTGCGATGCTTATATCATCTGGCGTGGCGAAGCTGCACGAACTTGATACCGTTTATGGGATCAAGGATGCATATGACATGCTTGAGATTGTGTGTATTGACAATTACAACAGGGCGATTGCCAGCCAGCCAAGGGATTAACCATGCCGACCATTATTGACAGCCTCGTTGTAACCCTTGGCCTTGATTCGTCTGGATTCCAAAAGCACATTATTGATGTCAATGTCAATTTGAGTGCGCTGGAAAAGCAGGCGGTCAAGACCGAGAAAAAGACGGCTTCCCTTGGGCAGCAGATTGCCAAATTCCTCGCATTGATTGGCGGAACGGTGGCAATCAAGCGGTTTGTGTCTGATATGGTCAATTCAGATGCGGCGCTGAATCGCTTTTCGCAAAACATCATGGAGAGCGCTAACACTATCTCAGCAATGGGAAAGGCGGCAGAGCTAACTGGAGGATCTGCAGAAAGTCTGCAGGGCACGTTAGACATGCTAGGTAAAGCGCAGACTGATCTGATGCTGACCGGCGAATCCTCGTTGATTCCGTACTTTTCCGCACTCGGCCTGTCAATGACGGACATGTACGGAAAAGCTCTCCCTGTCAGTGAGTTGCTGCTGAACATCGGCCAAGCGCTGATGGAAAAAGCGCCTGATCGGCAAACGGCATATAACATGGGTCGTAATATGGGGATCGATTCGGGCACGCTGAACATGATTCTGCGCGCCCGAAAAGAAGCCGAAGCCATGATCGGGGCGCAGAAACAATTCAACGCGGCAACGAAAGAGCAAGTAGAAACTGCGTCCAGGCTGGAAACTGCGTTTATCAAATCCCGGCAGGGCTTTGAATCGTTTGGTCGAGAGTTGCTTTACTCTGCCGCCCCCGCGATTGAAAAGTTTTTCCAAATCATGGAGGGGCTTGGCTCGTGGATGCGGGACAATCAGGAATTCATCACTGCTTTCCTTGTTGCCTTGACTGCCGGGCTTGTCGGCATTGGCGTGGCTATCACCCCGATTAATCTAGTAGCCGTGGCAATTCTCGGCGTAGCTGCTGCGATTGCGGCGCTTTGGCAGGATTATCAAGTCTGGAAGCGCGGTGGCGAATCCCTGATACCGTGGGCCAAATGGGAGCCGGGCATCAAGTCAGCGATTGATGGCTTGCGCGAGCTGAAAGAAATGCTTGCCGATGTGCTCTATGTCGCTGTTGCCGGTGGCGATGCGTTGGTCAGTCTGGCAAAAGGAGATTTTGCAGGGGCTAAAATCGCGGCAAAAGCGTTTTGGGAAGGTCGTGAAAGGCCAGAAACTCCGACCGCTTCTGCACCTATGGGAAATGATCGCGGGCGGTTTGTCTCGTCAGCATCTCGTCTTTTGGGGGTGCCGGAGGCTGTTGTCGACGCGCACTTACGTAGCGAAACCGGGGTAACAGGCCGTTCGACAATCGGAGATTACAATTATGGCAACATCAAGGCCGGGAAATCGTGGGCCGGGGCGTCGAAGTCTAGTAACGTGCTTGAGTACGACGCGAACGGGAATCCTCGCACAGAGTCTGCCGCGTTTCGTTCGTACGGCTCGCCAGAAGCTGCCGCTGCTGACTATGCCGCTTTAATCCGAAACAGGTATCCGGGGGCGGCGGGCGCATCCAGTGCGGAAGAATATGCTCGTGCGCTTAAGGCTGGCGGGTATGCAACAGACCCTGATTACGTTAGCAAGATTGCCCGGATTGGCCGTGGCATTCCTGGCGCGTCTTCGTTTGCTGCTGGTGCATCCGCCCCCGCTGCTGCGCGTGCTCAGATGGGGATGGTAGGCGGGCCGGTGAGTAGCTCTGTGGATACCAAAATCGGGGAGATCAAGGTTTTCACAAACGCCACGGATGCGACAGGCATCGCCCGCGACATGGGCAACGCGATGGACTTCCTGTTCACGTCACAGTTCAACTCCGGATTAACTCCCTGATATGCCACTGATCCCATTTCCTGACGTTCCGCAACTGCCCGGCGTTCCTCCTCTTCCAAGGCTTCCGGGCCTGCCTGCATCATCCCAAAATTTCGCGCTTAACTCGCTTGAGGGGATTTTATGGCGCGGGCTGCAAACGCGATTTGTATGGGGGATTTTCGACACAGCCGGTAATGCGCTGGCCGATCCGGCAAAATTCACCGGGCTGGCGGGAGCTGCAGTTGAAGCTGCTGGCGTGTTGTGGTCTTCCACGCTTTCAACGCATGCTGTCGAATATCGAAAGGAAATGAAGATTTCCGAATTCCCGGTCGAGGCTGGCGGATTTGCTTCATACAACAAAGTCGAAATGCCAGCTAACCCCCGCGTCACGCTGGCGTTTTCAGGGACGGAGGCTGACCGGACAGCATTTTTAACGGCACTGGATACGGCTACGAAATCGACAAACTTGTACAGCATCGTCACGCCGGAAGTCCGTTATATCGGCTATGCCATCGAGAGCTATGACTATGAGCGGCGAAGCCAGAAGGGCGCAACCCTGCTGACTGTTGAATTGACGCTCAAGGAAATCCGGCAGGTGTCTGCCCAATTCGTCAAGGCCGAACGCCCGAAAGCGCCATCTGCAGAAGTCAATGCGAATAACGGAAAAGTTCAGCCGACACAGCCGGAAAAATCCACGCTGGTTAAAATGCAGTCATTGTTTCCATCGTTGTCAGACACCATCAAGGGGCTTTTTTGATGCAGTCGATCCCGCTTGCTGCTATTCCGTCGCAGACCGTCAAGGCCGTTTTGGGCGGTCAGAATTGCCAAATTTCTGTCTGGCAAAAGTCGCAAGGGCTGTTTGTTGATGTTATTTCGAATGATGTGGCGATTGTCTCCGGCGTAGTTGCTCGTTATGCTGATTTCCTGATTTGCCGGGAATATCTTGGTTTTCTCGGCAACATGCTGTTTATTGACAATCAAGGGGCTGACGATCCGGTTTATACCGGCTTAGGCTCACGGTTTGAGCTTGTTTATCTGACGGCTGATGAATATGCCCTCGTCGTTTGAGAATAAAAAGCGCCTCAAATTTGTCATCACACTTGGCGTAGGGCGATTTTTTGACGCGCAAGGCAACGACAGAATCATCCTGGAGGGCTTTCGCTCGACCGCCGACATAGACAAGGCTGGCGGCATGATGATGAGCACATTGCGGGCCAAAATCTACGGCGTGAAACAGGCCGACATGAACGCCTGCACGACGTTGCAATGGAAGCCGGGGAAATTTATTCCGAACATCATCGAGGTATTTGCCATCGACGGCCCCGTTGAAACTCTGGTTTTCGCTGGGAACATCATCAATGCATGGGGTGACTACAACACTATGCCGGATGTATTTCTGCAGATTCAGGCGCAGGCGGCATATTTTAACCAGATGCTATCCAGCAAGCCACGAAGCTTCCAAGGCGCGATTGACGTTGCGAAAGTCATGGGGCAGATCGCATCTGATCTAGGATATACGTTTGAAAATAACGGGGTGAGCGTCATTCTGAACGATGTTTATCTTGCAAATACCGGGATTGAACAAGCCAAAGAGCTGGCGGCAATGGCGAAAATCGGTTTTTACATCGATGACAAAATCCTTGCCATCACCCCGAATCAATACGCCCCCCGTGATGCACGAACAAAAGACATTCCGCTGATTAGCTCGTCGTCTGGGATGGTCGGGTATCCGACATTTGATGGCGTTGGCGTCAATTTCCGGACCTTGTTCAATCCCGCTGTCACGTTCGGCGGTCGGGTTAAAATCGAGACAACGAACAATCACGCGGCGGGGGAATGGGTAGTTACCAGCGTTGCGCATCATTTGAGCGCAGAGATGCCCGGTGGGCCGTGGTTTTCGACTGTGAGAGGAAATACAAATGGCCTTGCCATCGTCGGCGGGAAGTGACGGCGTAACCAGTGGCCCCGGCGCTCCGCAGGCGCAGTGGGGATTCCCCAACAATATCGCGTTTGCCGTGCAGCAGATGTTGGCGAAGCTGCAAACCGCCACGCTTGTTCGAATTGAGTCCTGCACAAATGACGGCGGCGTTTCTCCGGTCGGATTCGTGAATGTAACTCCGCTGGTCAATCAAATCGACGGGCAAGGCAATCCGACTCTGCACGCGACGATATTCAATGTCCCGTATTTTAGGCTGCAGGGTGGCGCGAATGCGGTAATCATGGACCCCGCCCCCGGTGATATTGGCATCGCAGTTTTTGCTAGCCGTGACATTACAAAGGTCAAGGCGACTAAAAAGCAAGGCAATCCGGGCAGCTATCGGCAATATAGCTTTGCCGATGCACTCTATATCGGCGGTGTGCTAAACGGCACGCCGCAGCAATACATCCGGTTCCATGATGGCGGGATTAGCGTAAAAACCCCAGTGCTGACTGTTGATGGTGACGTGATTGTGACTGGCGATGTAACAGCCGGTGAAATCAGCCTGCGCCATCATACGCACGGCGGGGTTTCTACAGGTGGCAGCAATACAGGAGAGCCGAATTGACGACATATAACACCTTGCTACTTGACCGCGCCGCATGGGATTTAGTCCTAGACGCAAACGGCAATATCGCCCTTGCTTCGCCGCCTTACGCGCTCGCTCAGGATGTAGCCAGCGCGGTCAAATTGTTCGCGGGTGAATTGTGGTTTGATACAGTAAAGGGCACCCCTTATTTTGAGGAAGTGCTCGGGCATTTCCCGCCCGCTTCGCTTCTCATCGGGCTGGTCGAAAAGGCCGCATTGACTGTGCCGGGGGTTGTTTCTGCCCGTTGTATAATCGACTCATTCGCTAACAGAGAAATTTCTGGGAGCATAGAATTTATTGATGAGACTGGCGCAGCTAACAACGTCACGTTTTGAGGATTGCAATGTCAAGTTCTGTTCCCCCGATTGAATTTACCCTTGCTGGCATTGTTCTGCCGGAGGAAACGGCCATCCTTGCCGCTGTTCAAACTGACATTGATGCAGCATTCGGGGGCGGAGTGAATCCTGCTCTTGAAACTCCGCAAGGTCAGATCGCTTCAACGACCGCCGCCGTCATCGCTGACAAAAACGCGGAAATCGCCTACATCGTCAATCAGGTTGATCCTCAATATGCGGATGGAAGATTCCAGGATGCCATCGGGCGAATCTACTTCCTGACCCGCAAGCCTGCGACCCCTACCACGGTTGATGCCACGTTGATTGGCCTTGAAGGCGTCGTTATTCCTGCTGGTACGCTTGCACAGGATCAAGCCGGTAATTTCTACACGTGCTCCGCTAACGTCACGATCCCTGCCGGTGGCAGTATTGATGCCGAATTTCAGGCGGTGGAAACTGGCCCGATTGCTTGCGCTGCCGGTGCCTTGAATGTGGTTTATCAGTCCATTCCCGGATGGGATGCGATTACGAACGCAGCGGCAGGGGTGCTCGGTTCAAACGTCGAAAGCCGGTCAGGTTTTGAGTTTCGTCGTAAGAATTCGGTGTTCCTGAATGCAAACGGTAGCCCCGGCGCAATTTATGCCGCCGTGTTCAATGTCCCTGACGTAGTTGATTGCTACGTCATCGATAATCCAAGCGGGGCACCCCAGAATGTTGGCGCTACCAATTACCCGATGCTGCCGCACTCTGTGTATGTCGCAGCAGTCGGCGGCACCGATGCTGCGGTAGCTGCGGCTATCTGGTCGAAAAAAGACGTTGGTTGCAATATGAACGGCAATACCTCCGTCGTGGTGTATGACACAAGCGGGTATGCTGACCCGAAGCCAAGCTACACAATCAAGTTCGAGCGGCCCGATGCGGTTGCCGTGAAATTTGCCGTCCGGATCGTGTCGCAGACGACGAACCCGGCGAATGTTGTTGATCTGGTCAAGGCGTCAATCATTGCCCGTTTTACGGGAAGTGACGGGACGGCACGCGAGCGGATCGGATCAACGATTTACGCCAGCCGATATTACGGCGCGATTATTTCGGCGGTGCCGTCAATATCAATTGTGGATATTTACGTCGGCACGGTAACGGCCAATCAGCCATCTGTTCTGATCGGTGTCGATCAAGTTCCGGCAATTGATTCGGCTGACATTTCGGTGACGTTCGTATGATCGATTTCGAGCAGACGATTATTAGTCAGTATGCAAATAGCCCGACGATTATGGCTATTTGCGCAAATATGAATGATTACATCGACCCTCGGGCAAATCTGGATGATTTTTTTGATTTCGTCTGGAACGTTGATACCGCCGAAGGGTTTGGGCTTGATATTTGGGGGCGGATAGTCAATATCTCCCGCGTAATTCGCATTCCTAGCGGGGTGCCATTTTTCGGTTTTTCGACTGGAACGACACCCTTTGACGAAGCGCCGTTTTATACCGGACAGGAATCAACCGAGCCCTATACGCTGGATGATGACGATTATCGGAAGCTGATCCTCGTCAAAGCAATGGCGAACATTTCCAGCACAAATGCATCGGCATTGAATCAGCTCTTGCAGAATGTTTTCGCAGGGCGCGGGCGTTGCTACGTGAACGACATGGGGAACATGACCATGCGTTACACGTTCGAGTTTTTGCTTACCCCGGTCGATCTCGGCATCATCTATTACTCTGGCGCGATGGCTCGTCCCGCTGGCGTTAAAATGCTGGTTCTTGATGCGGATTTGCCGCTTTTTGGATTTCAGGAGGCGGGAATATCCGCCGCGCCGTTCGACGACGGCGTTTTTTATTCTCAAGGATAAATGATGGATACCGCACCAGATAAAATTGCCCTTCCCTTCGCCGAATCTGGCGGGCGTCGTGACATTCCGATTGATTCGCAAATTCTCGTCACGCCGGGGGCTGCGTCATACACTGACGGGTTCCCCCCGCTGACTCGAACCCCGATTGCAGAAGGTGGCGTTCCGCCGTTCGGGATCGATATGAATGGCATTCTGTATGCTCTTTCGTCTGGCGTTCGCTGGCTGAATGCTGGCGGTGGTTATCCTTATGATGCCACGTTTGCCACCGCCCCCGAAGTGGCTGGATACCCGGCAGGCGCTCGCGTGATGCAATCGGATGCTTCTGGATACTGGATCAACACAATTGATGGTAATGACGTTGATCCAGAGTCGACAACGACCGGGGAAGCTGCAACGTCAGGATGGCGTCCGGAATTCGGCACGACATCTAATATTGTCGTTCCAGATGCAGACGTTACCATGACACCTGTGCAATATGGCCGGGAGGTTGTTATTTTTACCGGCGCATTAACCGGCAACAGGTCTATTTATTTTCCCGACATTGCAGGTAAATGGGCGGTTGTGAACAACTGCACGGGGAATTTTTCCCTTGTTCTGCGTACTCAGTCTGGGTCTGAATTTGTCCGATTGATGCCCGGAAAATCAGAGATTGTTTGTGTCGACGCAGACGAAATTCGAGTTTCGACAAAAAGCGGGATTCAGTCTTCTGGATACTCAGCAGAAACCCTGTCTCGGACAATGGATTACGCAGACTTTGGTGGCACCGTCGTTTCGGAGGCTTCCGGGAATATTGTCTTGACGCTACCATCGGTCGCGGGTGTTACGCCTGGCGTCCGGACTGATTTCATCAATTCGTCCTCATACAACATGACGCTATCAACGTCTTTGAGCCAATCAATTGTTGGGCTCAAGGGCGCGTCTGGAACTTCGCTTGTCATTCCACCGGGCGGAAATGTAACCTTGGAGTGCTCCCAGTCTGCAAACTGGAGAGCAGTCGGCGGAATTTCTGGCGGGCAGTTCAAAACTGTCTCAAACTCAAACGGTTATGCGTTCTGGATCGGAGAAACGTTGATCCAGGTCGGCAACGTGACTCAGGCCGGGCAATCGACAGTTACTTATTCATTCCCTGAGATTTTTCCCAATCAAGTCTTTGCGATGCTGGCAGGGAAAGGGTCTGTAATATCTCTCACCGATGAGCCAGCATGCGGAGTGGCACCGACTTCATTATCAGCCTTCGAGATTTCCAATTCATCGGCAACCACGGCAGATCAGTTAATTGCATGGGTTGCCGTCGGGCGGTAATCAAATCGTATATTTATGTAAAATCGCGGGGTAGAAACTAAAGGGATAGACTAATGTCTGATGGGCTGACCGGCATTGCAACGCAAGTTGCAGATGCGCTTTATGTCGCAAGCTGGGGCGTCATTATCGGCATCGGTCAATCCCTCATGGCTCGGGAAAAAGACCTAGGGATTATCATTGGTCGGGCGATTTGTGTAGGTGGTTTGAGCATGTCGGCGTTTTCCGCGTTGGTTCTCGCCCCCGGACTGTCAATTAATGCGGTTGCCGGGATCGCCGCTGCGCTCGCTACAGTTGGCGCTGGCGTGCTGGAAAAAATCATCTATGCTGCAATAGACAAAGTCCTCGATGCCCGGCAGGCAGCGCGAGAGCAGGGTCATGAATGATGTGCTTATGCTGATCGCTTTTCTTGGTCTTGTTATCGCGGTTGTCGGTGGCTATACCGTAACGCACTGTAAGCGCAAGCACAAGACCAGCGGCAGCTAAAGACGGGCCACACCCCCGCCCTTCGTTTTCACTATAAACGCCTTCTACAATAAAGTTGCCAACCGCGCTGTGGTGCAGAACATCGCCCTTATAAACCGGGCGTCCCTCAACCCATGCTAGCGGTTCCATGCAAAGGCAATCACCGTGGCAAACCCATATGTTGCCCAGCGCGTCTTGAACGGCACAGTCACCGTCCGTGCCTGGGCCTGCGGCAAGCGTAAAAGGGCTTTTGGCCGACGAATTCACGGGGCCTTGCTTAGTTAACAGCGCCCCCGCCTTCGCGGCTTCGAGATCAAACGGGCGCAGCAGTGAGTAATCTTTTTTCATTTTGATTTGTCCTCCAGGAATTCAATAAGACAGCCTAATGGGAAAAGAAGAAGAAAAGATTCAATAGCGAAACAAAACGGCAAAGAGGCACGTTGATCAAATCTCCAGTTAGCCGGGTTTAAGTCCCAAGCCGCAAAAGCAAACTGAAGGTACACAAGTGCCGCGCATCCGATGAGATAAAGAACAATTTTCACGATTGTTTTCTGTTTTTGAGTCATATCCATTTCCTTCTCCAGTTAATAAAGGGCCGGCTCAAAGTCCGACCAGTCGATTACCGGCGCGACTTTGACGCGCTCGGTGATGTATTTGCCGTTGCTTGACGGCTTATCCCACGTCCAGCGGATGACGTCGCCAAAGCCGTCAAGGATGCCGTAGCGGGTGCGTGGCTTCATGACAGATCAAGGCGCATACTTTGAAACGTGGCGGCCAGTGTCAATCTTTTTTGACCATCTCTTATTCCATATTTCTACGCGAGAGCCGGGGCCGCAATCAACGGCAAAAACAGAAAGGCCAATAGACTCCGCAAGTAATTTTCCTGCGCTGATCCCCGAAACGCGCATTGTTTCAAGAATTTTTTCTGCTTTTTGGATGTTGGTTGCCATGATCTTCTCCTGCTGGTTGTTTAGTTGATGTACGTATCTTAAGCTACTTTTCGCAGCAATGCAACAACTATTTAGCGTGGTAGTATTCGCCCAAAAGGAGAACATATGACCCCGCAACAACTCGCAATTTGTACCGGATGCGCACGCGAAAGCGTTGCCGCTTTTTGGCTGGCTCCGCTTGAGGAGGCAATGGCCGTATATCACATCGACACGCCATTACGAAAAGCTGCTTTCCTTTCTCAACTCGGTCACGAGTCTGGCGGACTTAGATACTTGACGGAAATATGGGGGCCGACGCCTGCGCAATCGCGCTATGAAGGCCGCAAGGATCTCGGGAATATCCAACCTGGGGACGGCTCAAAATATCGCGGCAGGGGCTTGATACAGGTCACTGGCCGGACAAACTACGCTGCATCGCGTGACCGCCTGCGTAAAATGTGGCCGGGTCGGAAAGTCCCGGACTTTGAAATATCGCCAGCATTGCTGGCTTTGCCGGAATGGGCCGCGTTGAGTGCGGCTGATTACTGGCATGCTCACAACCTCAACTTGTGGGCCGACAAAGGCGACATTGATGGAGTCAGCGACATTATCAACAGGGGGCGGAAGACAGAAGCGGTCGGCGATGCTAATGGATACGCCGACCGTCTGACCCGATACTATGCAGCGCGCAAGGTGCTGACTGGCGTTTAGGGTTTTCGGGGGCGACAATAAATAACCGCCCCCGGCCTAGCCGCTTTTTGCGCAGGAATTTCCCGCTCGCAGAAATGCCGACTAGGGTACGGGATAGGCCGCTGTAGCTGGCATCCTCCCCATGCCACAGCGGCACAGATGATCAGCTCAAACATGCTCTAGCCATTGTGCTAGTTAGACGGCCGCTGCGCAGCTTCATAATCCCTATGTCAAGATCCCATTTGTACCTATGCCGCATGACGCCGGACAGATAAAATTTCGGTATCTGGTAATGCGCAATCCTGACCGGGAAATAAGTGCAATACATTTTTTGAGCACGCATTCGAGGAATCCGGATGCGCCCCGAAGAATCGCGTTGATAAAACCGCACCCTGCCTGTATTTCGGTCAATCCAGTATTGTTTCATTTGTGTTATCCGTCAGTTGTGCCGTATATCATGCGTTATGCATATCAATCCATGATGCCTCAAACTCCTGCAACATTTCCCACCAGGCCCCCTCGTTTCCATCCTGAATTGTCATCGGATATGCTTCGGGGTCTATCTTGTTTTGTGCAATCCACCAGTCCTCGAACAGCCTCAGTTTTTCTTGCTGCTCAGCACAAAAGCTCGTCAGCGTTTGAGCCATTTAGATTTCCTCCCGTTGCACAATAGCGCCATGTTCGGCGTTGTCTCGCTCATAAATTGCCTGCCGCAGATACACGACCATATCCAGCGCTTCTTGATACGCATCAATCAGAGCATCGCGCCCGTTATGCGCCTGCAGTCGCGTCTTGTGCTTGCGCTGGCCCATTGCATCGCGTTCTTGCATGTCGGCCATGACCAGATCCCACATACATGGGCTGTCGGATTGCTTGGCTGGCGGTTGCTTTGTGTTCGGCGATTCGGTCATTTCAGCCCCAGTAATTCAAATTCAATATTGATCTGTTCGGTCTGTGCTGCGTCTTTCAGAACGTTGCGCGGGATTTTTGTCAGCAGCGTTTCGCACTGGTTGAGTAGCAGGAAGCACGCATCAATTTCCTCGACGGTCATTAGCACGCCGTTTTCAAGCCTTTTACTGACCTTGCGCATTGCCGACACATCAAAATTAGGTGCGACGCGCTCAAGCATTGCGACAAACCCATTGATGCAGTAATCCACGCGGGCGAAATCATTGTCGCAGTGATGAATGCGAGTGATGGCGTATCCCCGGTAAGCATCGCATTCTCCGCTTTTCATCTCGCGGAACGCTTTCCGAATCGGTGCAAGCCATGCAGCGGCCTGCTTCCTGGTTGGCGTCTTGTTGTTACCCGCGATGTATTGCGCTTGCAGCTTTTCGACAAGACGCACTCGGCGTGGTTTGCTCACGGCTGTTCTCCGGTGGCTTTTGCGATGGCGGCGCGGGCGTTTTCAACCGCTTGATTAACTTTCGGCCCGCGTTGGTATGCAACATCCATATCAATTAGAGCTTGCAGCGCCTCAAGCAACTCAGGCGCAGCGGCGATCAGGCGGGCGTTGTCTGCGCCGCTGTGACAATGCGCTATTGAGTGGGATTCTTGTCCATCTGGAAACATCTTGCGAATGACAAAATCGTCTTGTGAGTTAAAGTAGATGTTCCACGGCCCCGGCGTATGCTTTGCATCCATCATTTTCTCCTATTATTGCTTCAATTTTCTTGTCTGAATCTTTACCGCTATCCGTGCTCTAGCTTCTTCTCGCTCCTGCATCATCGACGGCATCGACATGGAGATTTCATGCATCCTCGTGATTTCGTCTTCGGTAAGCCAGTTACGAGGGTTGTCAGAGTCGCCATCTCCGGGCGGTGGCGCGTAGCCAAGGTGGCGATCTCTGGGCTTTAGACCTGCATCGCGCCGGTATTCACCCAGCGCGATTAGTGCGGAAAGCTGGTTATTAGCAGTCAAATTTATCAACGCTGGCAACTGCAACCATCTCACCTGCCGGATTGCTCAGAAAAGCGCTGTAATTGCCATCAACGCTCAACATGAACGACACAGAAAATCCTTCGGCATTCTTCCATTCGCTACGCTTTTCGTTTGCGCGGCAGGCATCAAAGATCAAGTTCATCGCCTTGCCTTCGGTGATTTTTGCGCTGTGCGTGAGGTTGTACATTTTTTTCTCCGGTGTGCGTTGTTGATGTGGTGATTATGCGCTGCTTTTCGCAGCAGCGCAAGCGTTATTCATGGGCTGCCTTGCTATCTGCAGATCAGATCATCGACCATTGATTAACGTCAATGCCGGGCTGCTTCCAGCCGACAATTTTCCCGCATGCCGCGATCTTAAAAATGATGTAGTCGCCGTAGCCGTTGTCGTTAACGCACAGGATGTCGTTCGGAACATAGTCGCCATTCCACTTAGCAATGCGGTTTTGATTGTCGTCCAACAACCAGTATTCGCCGGCATCGCAAACCTTGAAGTGAACGTCTGCTTCGGTTCCTTCCGGCCATCCAGCGATAGCACCGTCTTCAAGGCCGATGACTGGCTCCCATGACTCGCCTTTTTTGCAAGGGATCAACGCTCCATCGGCATCTTCAATTCCATTCACATAGGCGTCTTCCCAGTAGCGAACCTTGGCTCTGACCTCGATAAATGCAGCGTTTTGCATGACAATCTCCTAAAAAATTTTGCGCCTAAACTACGGACGCCAACCCTTCACCCCATCCTAGCGCTCACTTAATTCGGACCGACATTCCGCTAACAAGCGATGCTCCTGGGACAGTAGTCCCCGCTTTAATCGCCGCAGCAACGCTTGATTTATCAAGCTGTCGGCTGGCGGGGATCGTTTTGAAATAGTCGGCAGGAATCAGCGATTCGTCGGTCACACTCACCGCTGCCGGATTTTTCGCGAGTGTCACGACAAACCATGGGCATGGGGCCTTGGCAACGTTTGCTGTTGTCATGCAGGTTTTGAGATATTCCTTGAGTCGTTCGGCACGGGCTTGCATGGGCTTTGCGCGGTCGAGCATCTGTTGTGCAGCCTGCTTGATTTGCTCAGCATCTGATTCCAAGTTGCGGATCATTGCAGCGACGGCGATAATCTTTTGCTCGATCTCGCCCGATTCCGCTTCGAGCGTGTCGGCGATGGTGGCTTCGTCCAGCTCCATATCGGCCAGCTTTTCAGCCAGTGCGCGGTGCTGCTCGGCGAGAATATACAGTTGCGTCATGTTGTTGTTCCTTGTTTCTCAGAGATTGTTAATGCTTTTAATCGGGTTATTTCGTTTTCTAGCTGTGTGATGTAATTTTTTGCTCCACCAGAAACATGTCCACAGGAATCACAAATAAACCGCGCCTGATCCCATAAGCATCCAATTAAATGAACGTCTTTCCTTCGTAGGTTTGCTTTTGTGAATCTGTTTTCAAGATCGCCGGGCGCAGAAATTACTGCTTGAACCTGCATAATCGTTTTTCTTCCACAGCGCTCGCATTCCACAATTAATCTCCTTGTTGGGGGCGGTGGTTAGCCGCCCCGGTTGCTAGGTCAGAATGGCAAATCGTCATTGCCCAGGTCGTCAAACGACGGGGCAGAGCGGGCCGGGGCCGGACGTGCTGCCGGTTGCGGTGCGCCGCCTCCAGGCTTGCTGCCAACAAATTCAATTTCACCGATTTTTCCGGTAAGTTTAAATCCCTCTCCCCCTTCCCGTTTCTGATATGTCTCAATGTGCGGGTCATTAATTACCGCGTAAATCTGGCTTCCTTTTTTCAAGTATTGTGCCATTGCCTCCGCCCGTTTTCCCCACAGGGATGCGTCCAGCCATTGTGATGCCTTGTTACCGTCCTGCATCTTTTGCCCATGATTAAAAACAAGAGACAAAGAAGCTACTGCATCGCCGTTCTGTATGTGACGGATTTCTGCATCACGACCTAAACGAAATACTCCAATTAATTGCGCCACGTTAAATCCTTTCTAAAAAATTGCCCAAGTTTGTTTCTTTCAATGCGACATGCTCCGGACATAATTCCATTTCTTCCTCTTCCTTTTTTGCTCATATCCTTCATGTTTTCTGAGTGAGTGGCTTGGAATAAATGATCGGGATTTACGCAGTTTCGTACGTCGCACGTATGGCAAATTTCATTTCTTTCGCCAATTTCTCCTACAAATGCAAAATATGCTGCTCTATGCGCCGGGGTAGTTTTCCCGTACATTTTTGTTGATCCATATCCATTTCTCTGTTTTTGCCCTTCCCAGATCCAGCAGTTATCGGATTTTTTTGTGTAGGATAGGATTTGATTTCTTAGTTTTTCACGGTATTGCTCAACTGGCATTGCTCGAAGTCTTTTTCCTCGATTAACCGCCACCATGATGTGTCCTTATGCTTGTGATGCGTTGGATTTAGCGCGTAGTTCAGTCTTGCGCTGTTCTACTGCGGCAATGAACTGGTCAAGCAATGCTTCGTTTCCATCTGCAGCAGCTTCTGCAGACTGATATGCGGCCTGCAGTTCTTTCCCGGTGTTGGCCGTGCGAATCGCATCGATAAGCGGCTGGAGCTTTTCAATCGGCATGCCTTTCTTCTTGGCCGGGGCCGATCCTGCGTTGCCGTCGTCATCCTCAGGAGCGATCCCGCATGCAGCCATGAGCGAATAGCGACGGGCATAGGTCAATGCGCTCCCATAACCTTGCGGGTCATTTTTCTGCGCAGGAACATGCAGGCGACCGCATTCCAGCATCTCGCCGGACTCGTGAACAAACACGGTTTCCACTGTGACGCCGGTTTCGCATTCGTGAGTGCGTTGCAGCAGGGCGATGCCATTGCTGTTCAATGCGTCGACAACAGCTTCGACGCATGCCGCTAGATCCGCGTACTTTTTTTGAAAATGAGGGTTTGTGCTGGTTTTCAGCGCCGGCGCAAATCCGCGTTGCGCTTTAACCAATGCTGCTGCGATTTCTTTCATTTCGACTTCTCCTGCTGTTGTTGTTCCTGCTGGCCTTGCTGCTGCCACCACTGCATTTCATCGCCTTGACGGTCGTCATCCATTGTTCACCCCGTGAAACGCTGCCAAAATCAAATTGCGCACGTAAGCGCTTGCAATCTTTTCGTCGACCGTATGAACATAGCCATCTTTATCCAGAGCACCTGGGATAAATCCGGCAACTATCAGCGGCTGGTAAATTTCGAATTCCCATCCGCTATTCCCAAACGGCCTTTTCCCGCTAAATCCCTCGCCTTCATCCCACAATGTAAGCAGTAGAGTGCACAAATAATCTCGAACCGTAATGTCGTAACCAGCATCGGAATCAAATCTCAATTCCAACGCTGATAGCAAATTCTTATCAGTCGGAACGCTTTGAATCGGAACATACTTTACTCCATTGATTTTTACATCCATGCTTTCACCTC